TAGGCGAAGCCCTTGATCTAACAGTCACAATTACTATGGAAGATATTTGATGCATAAAGATAATGCGATAGGTATGTTCATGGGTCTGTTCATTGGTGATGCACTGGGTGCTCCATTGGAATTCATTCGTCCCGAACATATGACAGAGGTAACATCAGAGATGGTGGGTGGTGGTGTGCATGACACTGCCATTGGTGAATGGACAGATGATGGTGCTATGGCTGTTGCTATTGCTGATGCTTACATTAGTAAGGGTGGCTTTGCTCCAAGCGAGATTGCTGCCAACTTTAAAATGTGGAAGAAGACAGGACACTTTGGCACTAGAAATTATGTCTTTGACATAGGGCGTACTTGCTCAACATCCATTGATGCTATGACTACAGATCGTCCTTACATGGGTAGCACAGACTTCTATGCCAGTGGCAATGGAACTATCATGCGACTAGCTCCCATCATGTTAGCCAATCACAATGATGTAGGCTTAGCCATAGCTGAGAGTGTGGCTGTGTCGTTGATGACACATGGCACTCACAACATTGTTCAATGTACAGCAGGGTTTGTTTCAGAATGTATGGCAGGAACTAAGTTCCTAAACTACAACCGCATTCGTAACTACAACACAAGGAATGGTGAGCGTACTGTGAACACCATCATGCATGCTTATGCTCAAGCATGGAACAGTGTTGACCTAAGCCATAGCTTCGAGGATGCAGTGGTGCATGCTGTCAACTTAGGCTATGACGCTGACACTGTAGGTGCTGTCACTGGTATGTTAGCAGGGCGTATCTATGGGTATAGCAACATCCCTAAGAGATGGCTTAACAAGTTGGTTAAGCATGATGAACTGTTAGCTATGGCTAAAAATTTATATGCACTAGGAGGTGAAGATGGAACAGAATAATATGCAATATGCTTTCCCTGACGAAGGTAACTTCGGCATGACCTTGCGTGATTACTTTGCAGCTAAGGCTATGGCTGTGTTGATGACCAGTGCGTGGAGCATTCCACATGCTGAAGTGGCAAGCAAAGCTTATTGGTTTGCTGAACAGATGATGAAGGCAAGGGAACAAGAATGACTCTCCCTCGCTATGTCACCTTGGCTAAGGCCACCGAAGGTGTTACTAAGTACAGGTACAACCCACCACAGGATGCAGTGGATGCAGGGGTGGTGGCTAGGTGTGTGCTTGGCACTGAGAAGGACAAAGCCTTTGCCTTAGCCGAAGAACTTAATGCCATGCTAGACAACTGGCGTAAAGAGCTTAGATATCTTAAAGATATCTCTGAGAAGACCAAGGTGGCTGACTTAGTCAAGGCATACAAGAACAACATCACTTACACAAAGCTCAGTGTTAAGGCACAGCGTGACTACATCTACTACCTACAGGGATGGCAGGATAGCAAAGCTAATGGAGTGACACTGTATCAATGTAAGCTTGGTGACTTAGTCACACCTCATTGTCAGAAGATATATGAACAGCATGCGGAGCACAGTGTTAGCCTAGCTAACCATACCTTGGCAGTGTATCGATTGCTATTCAACTTCGCTATTCGTCATGGCTACATTAAGCACAACCCATTCAGCAAGGTGCTACGAAGGGCAGACAAGCCTCGCAGAACTGTGTGGAGCAGGGAAGATGTGAGAGCATTCATGAACACTGCCTACTCTACATTCAAGTGGCGTAATGTAGGACTCATTGTGCAGATGGGCTATGAATATGGACAGCGTATGGGTGACATGCGTAAGCTACGATGGGATCAGGTTGACCTAGAGAAGGGTGTGTTGCACTTGGAACAAAGCAAGCGTAGGTCTAGGGTGACTATCCCCACAAGTCAGGGTCTACTAACAATGCTGAGACAACAGCATGCTGAGTTTGGTTGGCAGCAATACATTGCACCTTCTAATGTTCCTGATAGGAAGGGTGGCTTGCTACCTTACAGTTTGTTTAACTTGTCTAGAGTGGCTAAACAAATCTTAGCTGATGCTTCTTTGCCTAGTGATTTGGTGTTGCAAGACTTACGAAGGACAGCTATTACGGAGATGATTGAGGTGGGTGTACCCATCACCAACATCATGTCGGTGTCAGGTCATGCTACCCCGCAGAGCCTAACACCATACATCAAGAACACTTTGCGTAGTGCAACAGTGACACAGGAAATGCGAGGGCTAGTATGACAAAGCTTCCACCACATCAACGACACAGTGACACTAGCGTAGCTGCAGCCAAGGCTGTTGCCCCTAAGTTTGGTAAGCAAACTATGTCGGTGTTAGAAGTTATTACTAAAGCAAAGCAAGGTATGACAGACTTAGAAGGACAAGAGCATATGCAAATGTCTGGGGATAGTTATCGTCCTTGTCGTGTTGAGTTGACGAAGAAGGGGTACATTGAAGATAGCATGGAACGAAGGCTTACCAAGAGTAAGCGTAAGGCTGTAGTGTGGAGGGTAACTGATGTAGGTAGGAATGTTATGTCTCCACAATTAA